TCCCAGGAAGCCTTTTCCATTATCCATAGACGTAAACATGTTATCAAAGGTACTTGCAATCGTACCATAGCTTCCGCTCTGCAAACTGGTCTCTGCACTTTTCAAGGCGTTCTGCGCAGTTTCTGTAAGCGTCTGGATGTTTCCGGTAATCTTCTCGCCGTATGTGTCATTCAGAGTGTTGCTTCCAAGCTCAAGACTCTTCGACAATTCGGAACCTTCTTGGCCTCTTACATACCATCCAGTCTGCTCTTTGTAGCTCTCATACTGTTCAGGAGTAATTCTTCCATAGTCCTTCATTGCCTCCAATTCCGAATACCACTGAGTCGTATCTGCTTTAATGCTTTCCATTGCAGTCTCACGCTGGCTTCGCATTTCATCCATCAAGTCTGTAAATGAACCGCTTTCCAGATCAGCTGCACTTAAATGACCGTATTTCTGGTTTATCCAGTCCCACTGAGCCTGTGCCTCTGCTTCTTTCCAGCGAGCAGTTATGCTGTTCATCTTCTCCTGCAAAGCGCTAATAGCTTCTTCTTCATTCACATCAATGATGCCGTCTTTCAGGGCTTCTGAGACCTTTTGCGACAGCTGGCTAGATAAATCGGATAATTCCAAATTGTCCGCTCTGGCCCATTCCTTGATGTTCTGGGCTAATGTCTGACCGTCTTCTGTACCTGCGAGGTATGTTTGAACGTGAATATGAGCCGCAAATGTACGACTCTCCAGTTCAGATATCTTGCTTTCAACAAAAGTATTAATATTATCCGTATATTCCTGTTGTTCATCAGCTGTCAAAGTGATTCCAACTCTGCTCTTGAATTCAAGGACATCGTTCGATTCCAAAGCTTTTTGCGCCTCCGCTCGCAGATTATCGGCATTCTGTACTTCATTCAATGCCAGTTCCACGTTTGTGAGGTATTTCTGGTTCAGTATTCCTGCCGCCGCATCTTTAACTTCATCTGCAGATAATTTAATCTTCCCAAAATGCTCCTCCAAACTATTCTCAAGCTGAGTCTGGTTATACTTGTCGATTGCAAGTTTGATTCCTATAATCGCAGCTGTAATTCCCGCTGCCGCAAGTCCAACTTTCGCTCCTACAGGAATCATGGAACTCAGATTACCTACAAAGTCCATCACATCATTTGCATTTCCAGCTGCTTCTGTAATGTTACCAATAGCATCTCCGATAGGTGACAGGGTTTCCACTATGCTTTTCCCTTTTTGAGCAACCGTAGCTGCTCCTTTTGCGAGAATCCCTGCACTTAACCACGATGTTAGTCCTGCTTTTTCACCTCCCGGAAGAATAGCCGCTGCACTCGAAAATAATGTGCCAAGCCCACTGGATATTAATTGCGCACCATCTCCAGAAACCCAATTTCCGAACGGCTTTGCGATTATTGAATCCCATGCTATGTCTATCTTTCCAAACAGATCTGCGTTCTTCCACTCATCAGAACCGGTCATGTCAGTGATCTTGCGTTTTACGCCTGCAATCTTATCATCTACCACATCCATAACCGCATTGATTCCATCCGTTATCTCAGGCATCATATCGGTAATTCCACCTGCAATTCCTCTTAAATACGGAGACAACCGTTTTCCAAAGGCATTCTCCGTACCTTCGATAGCACTCTGCATTAATGTAAAGGAGCCTTTAAGGTTGTCCAGCATCGTGTCAGCCATTCCCTCTGCCGCATCATTTGCATTATAAATAGCATTACTCAACTTGTTATAGTCTTCTTCACTGGCATTAACAATCGCAAGCATTCCTGCCATTGCTTCTTTACCAAAGATAGTAGATGCTACTGCTGTCTGCTCATCTCTGGAAAGCCCACCTAAACTTCCTCTTACGTTATCAATAACACCTTTAAGCGACTTTAAATTCCCTTCGCCATCCGTGATACTAATTCCGTATTTATCCATGGCTTCTGCCATATCATTGGTAGGTTTTACCATATTAGCTATGGAAGTTTTTAATGCCGTACCAGACATACTGCCTTTAACATTTGCACTGGCCATTAAGCCTAATGCTAACGATGTATCTTCTATTGAATATTTCATAGCACCAGCTACAGGAGCCACATATTTAAATGATTCACCAAGCATAGATACATCTGTATTGGCATTCGCACTTGCTTGAGCCAATACATCAGCAAAATGTCCAGCGTCTCCTGCAGTTAAACCAAATGCAGTAATAGCATCCGTAACGATATCAGAAGTTGTCCCAAGGTCTTCTCCGGAAGCTGCTGCAAGGCTCATAATGCCGGATATACCATCTATCATCTGTTGCGGCTTCCATCCTGCCATAGCCATGTAATTAAACGCCTCAGCTGATTCTGTAGCCGTAAACTTGGTCGTTGCGCCCATCTCCTGTGCTTTTGCGGTCAGATCATCGAATGCCTGTCCTGTTGCACCAGAAATAGCTTTCACCTGGGACATCATAGCTTCGAAGTTCTGGAAGGAATTAACCGATTCTGCCACACCAAAGCTGGCACCGATCAATGATGCTCCCTGCACAACCGGATTCTTTGCTATACTCGCAAGTTTGGATATTGGGGCGGTCGCCGCATCTATGACACCGATAGTAGCATTAAACACGCTTCCTCCCCATGATTCTGCTGCATCCTGAGCAGCCCGGATAACCGGCGTAGCTTCATCAGAAGCACCAATCTCAGCATTCCCGCTCATTCCATCGAAATTCTCCACCGCATCAGAAGCGGCGGATACTACCGGGGTGGCGCTATCGTCTGCTCCTATTTCTGCATCTCCCGATTGTCCATCAAAATTTTCTACAGCATTTGATGCGGAATTGACAATCTGTGTAGCTGAATCGTCAGCTGAAACTTCTACCTGTGCTGTTTCTCCGTCGATCTGTTCTGTTGCATTTTCAACAGCAGAAAGAACCGGGGTGGCATTGTCGTCTGCTCCAATTTCTATCTCAGCTGCTACGCCTGATCTACGCTGGAATCGTTGCGCCGCCCTGTCTGCCCTCTCAAACGCCCTTTCCATTGCAGTGAGATTCCTGGTCACACTCGACGTTCCAGAACCGGTATTATCGACCACATTAACAGGAATCTCTATCCTTATCGTTTCTGCCAAGCATCTCACCTCTTTTCATTTTTCTTGATATTTTCTTCAATCCATACCTCCGTAGAGGCAAAAAGAAAGGCTCTGACCCCTGCTGGCAAGGCCATTACCTCATCCGGCCGGATGCCCTGCCTTTGGAATATCCAGTGCAACAGGGCTGATTTGTAGCCGGACCTTATAAGTTTTTTGCTGTTTCAACCTTTGCTTCTTCTGTATCGTAGCCTGAAAGCTCGTCCAGAACAGTTAATACGTTCTCTTTTTCTCCCGGAAGCAGCACCGCATCAATGACATCCAGAGCATTAATAATGTGTTTTCCTCTCCGTCTTAATGCTTCCTGAACCTGTTTGTTATCCCACAGTTTTTCCTGATCCTCTGCAATTGTCGCATTGTAAATCATAGAACTGCGGAGTTTCGCATTGTCTACTCCTTCAGCTACCTTTGTGCCAGTTCTCTTATTCTTTACATACTTGGTGTACTTTTTACGGATTTCATACAGAGTCTCATCCGGAAGCGAATGAATTGAAAAAGCAAAGTAAGTCTTTCCATTACGGACAATCTCGATCTTCTTTGTTTCGTCTTCTGCATCTTCTGCTGCATTCAAAAGACCCGCCAGATAATCCACTTCATTTGCCGCCATATCAGCTTTTAATGCTTCATCTGCCTCAGCTTCTGTCATATCAATTTCAGTTGTTTTCAGTTCTTCATTTTCGATATTTGCAGTTCTTGCCATGTATTATTTTCCTCCGTTTATAAAATAAGGGCGGCCAGTTTTAGCCACCCTTGTGTTGATCAGATATCAAATTGTCAGTGATGAACGGGGTTCTACTTCCCCGTTGCAGTGCAGATTATAAGATCTTGATAATGTATCTCCTGTACTTACATTCTGCAGATCCTGGTCACCGCTAAAGATACATTCACGATATGTAATGCGTTCCTGGGAGCCATTACGCCCTTCAATAACTCCATCTAAAGTCATAACCGGGCTTTCTCCTTTATTTACCGCACTAACAACATTGTTGAATAATTCGCCATCCAGAACAACGATCTCCGAAATTGTAATCGTGACTCCAATAGTATTGTTTGTTTCCAGTTCTCTGTTCTGTCCTAATGGCTGATATTTGGTATTATTAAAAGATGTTTTCGACTGAAAACTGCTTACCTGCGCAAACGGAACCCCATCTGCATTGTAAAGCATGGCATCTTTACCTGAACGACTATGTCTCGCGTCTGTTGCAGCACTTGTATTTAACATTCACCTTTCCTCCTTTACTCTGCATTGGTACTGAATCTAAACTTATAGAATGAGTAAATATGTTCCGCAGAATCCTTATCAATGATATCAAGGTCAAAATAACAGTTATCTGCGTCTGCAATATAAGTCGTGCTCTCAGTTACTGTTCCTGCTGTTAATTTTTTTTCTTTGATCATGGCATTGATAATTCCCTGAATTTTTCCAATAATAGTGGCTTTTCCATTTTTATCAGGATCGACTTTTCCAACTAAAGCGTCGGACTGGGCATTTGCTCTGTACAATAACTCATATCTTGTTCTTACACGGCGGATTTTCTTCCAACCTTTATCTTTGTTATCCGGAAGATTAATCAGTGTATTGATTCCAGCATCAATCCATACCTCATCTTCTGTAGACTTACTAAGAACCAAGCATCCCTTCAGTTCCGCTTTTATAATCTGAGTATTTGTAAGCGGTTCTACAAGATCTACATATCGAGTAATCACCATATGAGTCACTGCCTGATTTGCAGGAGTTGCTGCAATAAGTCCAGCAATCAAGCCGGCAGTCTGATATCCATCCAGAGTTCCCTCATTGATAAAGACTTTTGGATTGAGAACATAAACTATATTCTCACCATCAAATCCTGCTGCCGCATTCATTCTTTCGTCTAAATCTTTGTTATCTTTCTCTGCAACAACTCCAATCCCAAACTGACTGGTTTCATAAATTCTGTCCAGAAATGCCTGTAACAGCGCATGTACTGCTGTATCTTCTGTATCAACACAAATTGTATTGAAGAAATATTTTTCTGCCTGTGAAAAAGCAGCTGAATAATTGGCAGTTGCTACTGTAGGATTCTTTCCTCCTGTAAACGCTGTCTGATTCACATTAGTCATGATTCCTTTTGCAGATTCTTCAAGATTAGCCGTGAAATTCTTTGAATTTGCAAAAGCACTTACAAGACTTGCAGCTTCATTATCGCCTGCTGAAAAATATACTTTTTCAAATTCAGTAGTTCCTGTATAGATAATGCATTCTTTCCTGTCTTTGTCAGTTAAGCGGTTTCTAATAGTTACAGAAAATGGCATCTCTCCTGGATGTTTTGCTGTGATCTTAACTTTTCCAGTTGCAGCTGCAAGACTTACGCTCGCCACAGCTCCGCCCGTTCCATTAAGGCGACAGCAAATAACTTTCTTTGCACCACCATACAGAACTTCACGAATCAGGTCAGTCGTTAATCCATCTCCGTAGATTGTTGTGTAATCGTCTCCTCTCTCTAAGACTGTTACTTTATCTACTGGTCCAAACGTTGCTTTAAACACAGCTACAACAACTCCGTCAATTGCCCCGAAAGAATCATCGTCACCATTCTTATCTACGTTGAAATAACTTCCTGGTCGAACTTTTGTACCTACTTCAGGAATCTGGAAATATTCCGCCATTATTTGACCTCCTTCTTCATAAATTCTTCGACAAGCTTCTCAGCTTCTGAAACAGTCATGCTTTTCTTTTTTGACAGTTTCAGTGCCACCATCGCGCAATCAGGGCAAGAAAAAAGCTGATCGCGTGCGGCAATCAGCTCATCTACCCCATATTCCGTTTCTTTCTCTGCCGGAAGAACTTCTTTTGTTTCTTCCGGAGCATTTGTTTTCTTTGTTTCTGCCATTGCTTCTCCTTTCAATTTGTGAATTCCATGCCTATTCTTGCAATATTATGTTTTTTCACACTGCATCTGAGACATCCATATTTACCAGTTATAGTCAGCTGTCCCTCTCTGAGGTAATCTGACTTATTATTCAGTTCTAATCCCTGAATAGTCATAGGGGAATCATCCAGCATGATTATCTCCTCATCTATGGCTACCTTCTGATTGATAGATGCAAGTGTCTTTAACCTTGTGCCAGCTCCCGGATAAATCAAATGTACAGCAATCTTCCCTACAAACCATGAAATCGTATTCATACAATGCCCTGTCGTATGCTGTATATTTGCCAATCTGCAATAGAACACGGGAGTTCTTGATGTTTCGACAAAATCTCCAACATTGTCTATGCCAAGCACTGTTGTCTCTGGAAATATCTTTTTGATATACGCAGCTACCGCAAGAACCGGATCAGGATCCGTGCTGAACTGTTCGGGGTATTCGAGGATGTCAAATGCCATTTCTTTGCACCACACCTCTTTTCCCTCAATCGCATACGATTCTGTGCGCGCCCACGCCACGCAAAACGGTGCTTCTCCTGCCGGCTTCATCAGGACGTCCTGAAGACAGTGCTTCACAGCTGTTTCAATATCTTCAATTATCGTACTGGTTTTATCCGTATACATTGCAACATACAAGGTTCCCGCCGATGATCGTTCCTGATTGACCTGCATATCGATACGGTAGCATATCCTCGGATACTGCGTGGCTCCTTCCCATCCTTCCTGCTGGTCTGCCGGAAACTCAGAATCAAATATTGCAGGTGCTCCGGCATATGTAGCAAGCATTGTCTGCAAATTTTCGTCTGCAGAGAGACGTTTAAAAATCAGTTCGCTAAGATTCATCCGCAGCCTCCTTGTATTCCTGAACAGTACGAAGACCATCGCCCGAATATCTTATTTCCCACTCATTTTTATAAACTTCTGAAACTGGTATAAAAAAATGATTTTGGGTATTTGTCAGAGAATTCGGATACATTACTGTAATCTGTTCCGCAGAAGCGCGATAAACAATACCTGAGATTCCCTCTTTCCATGTTTTATGTTTTGCAAAGACGAGAGTTCCTCTTCGCATTTCCTCCGCATTAAATTCTGCTCGTTCAATGTGATCAATAAGCATATCAACCTCCGATTTCTGCAAATATAGCCATAACATTCGGTAATGCCGTCTGCTGTATTTTGTCAACAAAAGGACGGGCCGCCATCTTTCTGGTACCATGTTCCAGATAGCCAGCATATCCCATACCTGAAGTAATGCATACCGCACCGCCGCTCATATGCCAGTTATTTTTTAAATGTCCGCTCCGAACACCCGGTGGACTGCCCGGAGCTGACGGGCTTGGATTTGCCAGTACAGATAATGCAGCATTTCTAAGGGCATTTGAAGCCCTTGGATATCTTGCGATCACCTGCTGCTCTATCCGTTCCTTGTCTGTTTGAACTTGAACTTTTACTGCTTCTGCTGCTTCGGCAGGCGTCATTTCAGATCATTCCTTTCTTCAAGATATATTAAGCCAGTTGCTCCAAGGTTTCCGGGATCCTCACACAAGAGAACGAGGAAGGTTCTTCCTGCGGTAGTTAGATAGTCTCCCTGCTTTACATTTGCAGAATCTCGGATAACAAGAGTGTGGGTTAAGGAATGCTGTTCCTGATCCCACCTGTGTTTCATTCGGTCAGATTCATGTGTAGATGCTTCAGCAAGTATTCCTGATATCTCGCCTTTCGCTTCAAAATCTGACACAGGATGTCCTAGTATGTTGCGAATGCTCTTTCGTCTTACCACAAAATCTGTCCATAAATTTCCCGGTCTTAGATACATCAAGCCAAATGGACTAATCATATATCTACACCATCACTTTCTTCATGGCTCATCATTCCGTTGTAGAAATATGGCACTGGCTGTTTGCTTGTATCTCCGGCATTCATCAGAATAGCCGATGGGGATACAGAAGCAAGTTTCAGGTCTTTCTTCAGCTTCTCATATTCTTCCTGCCACAATTTAGCCCTATCACCAAATTTGAATGAGGTAGGGCCAACTGTTGTATCAGGTTCAAAAGAAAACCTGCGAAATATACTTTCAAGGCACTTTAATTTTGCCCGTTTCCAATCTTTC